CTGCTAGGCCATCCTCGGAGTTGATCGGCGGGGAGACGGGGGCTATCCCCCCCCCCTGCTGGGGCTGGACGAGCGCCCTGACCAGCTGAGATTTGCACAGTATGTTAGTGAGGCGCTTAGTCAGACTGCGGCTAGCTTTTTAGAGGCTCAGACAGGACTTGGCAAGACTTTTGGCTATTTATTGCCTATTTTGGCTCATGGTCGGGAAAGAGTCTTGGTAACCGTTCCGACGAAGATTTTACAGGACCAGCTGATGCAAAAGGAAGGCCGACTCTTAGAGGAAGTTTTTCATATCTCTTTTCATAACCTCAAAAGTCCAGAAAATTATCTGAAATTAGATCATTTTTATCAAAGTCTATCGGTCTTGGATGATAATCGACTTGTTAATCGTTGCAAAATGCAGCTTTTGGTTTGGCTGACAGAGACCGAGACGGGTGATTTAAATGAAATCGGTCAAGCTTATCGTTTCGAGTCTTACTTTAGCCAGATACGCCATGATGGGAAATTAAGTAAATATTCGCTCTTTTATCAAGAGGATTTTTGGCGACTGGGGCAGGTCAAGGCGGCTAGCAGTCGTGTCGTGATTACCAATCATGCTTATCTTTTGACGCGCCTTGAAGATGACCAGTCTTTGCTGGACAATCGGATGCTGGTGGTGGACGAGGCTCAAAAAATGTTTTTTACCTTGGAAAGTTTTTCGCAGGCCAGTATCAATTTGACCAAGCAATTGCAAGCTATCAGCCAAGCTTTGCAGACAGAAAAACGGATTTTACAAGAACGCCTCTTGCAAAGCATCCAATTTGAACTGGCAGATGCTGCTGAAAAGCAGCGGGGTAAGACCAGTGAATTGGATTCCCAGAAGATAGCCAAGCTACGTCAGGATGTGTCTGAGCTGGATGAGAACTTGCTGCCAGAGCTCAGGGAATTATTTTCGACCAAGTACCAATACTACTGGCTAACGGAAGAACAATTTGCAGATCATCGTGTGGCAAGACTTCATGCTGGGCGCTCAGAACTGATGAGATTTAAGGATTTCCTGCCTGATACCGTCAAGGTTATCTTAGTCTCCTCTACTTTGGAGATTAGTTCCAAGGTGAATTTGCCTCAATTACTAGGTTTTGAGGATTATCATTTTTATAAACTTCCTCAGCAAAAGAAGCCCTTGCAGAAACTTTTTTTAGATCTAGATTTTCCAGATGTGGTAGAGTTACCAACGCAGGAATACGCTGAGAGGATTGTTTCAAGCTTGGAGAGTTTAGCCCCACTGAATTTGCCGATGGTGGTTCTCTTTACCTCAAAGGATTTATTGCTGGCCACTTCAGACCAGCTGACCTTGCCGCATTTGGCTCAGTATAAGAACGGTGAGCCAGCCAATATCAAGCGTCGTTTTGACAAGGGAGAGGCGCCCATCTTGCTGGGAGCAGGCAGTTTCTGGGAAGGAGCAGATTTTGCTCAGCAAGAGCAAATCATTCAGCTCATCACGCGGATTCCTTTTGATAATCCCAAAGATTTCTTTGATGACTTTTGGATCATCTGTATTCAGTGACTTGTCGTCATAGCGGTACATCTTATGCTCCTCAACAAAGACCTTGTTAGCAGGGATGTCAAGATAGTAAAAGCGTCCCTCAGCTAGTAAGCTGATAACCATGTCTGTCATGGTCTGATTTTTCTTTTTAGCTACTGGATGCCAGCGTTCGCCATAGTCCTTAAAGTATTGGTTTCTCAAAGCTCCCTCAGCACTATCAATAGTCATCTTGAGCTTAGGCACTCTGTACTGTTTCAGAACCTTGTCAATAAAGTCATAGATCATCACAGTAAGCTCACTAGGAGCTTTCTTTATCGTCTTTCCGGCTGGTGAATAGTAGAAAGTGTCAAGTAGAATAACATCGCCTTTGGCAGTCAATCCATAAGCTCCACAGGCTGTAGCTGATTGTTGGTGACCTGTATCCAGGGCAAATGATATACCGATAAGCCTATCGTCCTCAGGGAGGCTCTCAAGTGGCTTAAAATAGCTCATGTTATAAACATGATTACCAAGCCCTATAACTTCCCCTAAGTACATCCAGCGGTAATAGTCAGGATCAGTTACCTTGTACCGTTCTATCTTGTCTTTCATCTGCTTAGACAAAAAACCTAACTTGTCATCAAGGTAGGTGCTGTGATGTATCATGTAAGTAGGGTCACTAGCTTTCTCAGCCACCCACTCATTGATCCAGTCATAAGGGTTTCTAGGTGGGTTGTATGTGAAATAAACCTTGACCTCTTTGCCGTTTGGCAATTCTTGACGGATGAAAGTATCCTCGACTATGTCAATATCCTCACGGCCTGCGAACTCAGCAAGCTCCTCAAACCATACAGACATTACATAGCCTTTGGCTATCTTCTGGGATTTGAGTTTCATTGGATCGTCTACACCGTAAAAATAAAAGGCTGTACCTGTTTTCTTATGGGTGATTTGTAAGGGAGATTTCCCAAACTTGAACTGATTAGCTAGCCCCATCTCATAGATGGCCCATCTTATCTGTTCATACACTGACATTCTTAGGTATTTACCTACTTTTCGCAAGACTACCACATTACCGTTAGGGTCATTGATAAAGTCATTTACAAGGTCAATAGACACAACAGAGGACTTAGTAGAGGCACGGCCACCCTTAAGCACTATGTGACTCTTAAGTGTGTAGAGGACTTCATCAAATACTGGGTTAATCAGTTTCGCTAGGTTCAGTATTGCCATTATACTCACTCCTATCAAATGTAAATCCAGTAATGACTGTGTCATCCTCATCATTAGAGCCTAACTGCGCTTTGAGGTTATCAATCCTTAAACGTTGCTCCTCAGTAACGAGAGGAGAGCGTGTGAGCTCGTCGTAGGTCTTAATCATGCTTTTAAGCTCTGACTGAGCCCTTGCCATTGCAGCTAATGCCTTGCCTTGCTTGTCCCATGACGTGTGGACCTCATAACTTGCACCGCCTTTAGCTGTACTGGCAATAAGCATGGTAGTAGTATCATCAACATTTTGGACAAATAAAATACGCTGAGCGTGCAGTAGATTAGCATAGGTCAGCGTGATATTCTCCCAAAGGATGTCTATAGGTTGCTTGTCTGATAGCTCTTGAGCTATCTCATATACCTCCTGAGGTAGATACTTAGCAAACAGCCCATGCTTGAGGGCATTGGTATTTCCCTTAGGTGCTCCATGACCTAAAGCATTTTTACTACCCTTAGGAGCGCCCCTTGGATTTTTGGAGCGTTCCGTATTTTTCTTTTGGAACGTTCCTTTTATTTTAGGTTCCCATTTGTCTTTACTTTTCCAACCTCGGACAGTGCCAGCTGAAACACCCAAACGCTCAGCAATCTCAATCAGTTCAATGTTCCCATTGTTTTCTGAATAGATTTCAAATGCTTTGTCTCGGTTGGGGTCTCTTGCTCTACCCAAGCCTAAACCTCCTGCTGTTTATTTGTTTTGAAATATAAAAAAAGCCACTCAGTGAGTGACCTTATGCGGTAAGTGGGTGCCTCCCCCACCAGAGCCTTATATAGCGCTACTTTATCTCTGTCCTACAGGTTAATCAGCCTAAATCTAATTACCGCCCTATACCTCTATCGCGATAGCTATTCGCAGAGACATAATGGAAACAGCAGGATTTGAACCTGCGACCAAACCATCTCAAACCTAGGATTTTCAACGAGATGGAGGAGTCAAACCTTATGTTTCCGAAAAATGAGAGGGGAGGGCTCGAACCTCCAAGGCCATTACAGCCCCCTGACATTACAGGTAACCATCTACCAATTCTGAGACCTCTCTGTTCAATTCTTGATACTACCATTCTAGCAGATTTTAGAATTCATGCTCACTCACTTTAGCTCACTTTACCTATGATCGTTTCTTCTAGCTCAGATTCGGCCTGTTTGCGCAATCTGTAATAAGTTGCCTTACTAATTCTCAAATTGTCGCAAATATCCTCAATATAGGTCTTAGTAATGTAAGTCATCCTGAGAATAGACCTGCTTTTTGGATTTTTCAACTGATTGATCATCCTACCAAGTTCAAGTTTCCTGTTAATAACTTTCTTGGTATCCTGCTCAATCGCTTCTTTCATCACG